CCGAGTGCGTGTCACTGGGCGAAAAATCCAGATCCAGCACAGTCGCTCCACCATCGCCGTTGGTGATGGTGATGCGGCCCGCCGTCGTGGCACCAATCTTCACCTGAAGCTGGCGGATGCGAGAGCGGCCGATGCCTACTGCACCGGTGCCCTCCACCCGCTTTGCTTTGATGTCAGATCCGGCCATGGATTAGCCCGCCGATACAGACAAGGTTCCAGCATCGTTCCAAATTGCACCAGCTACGCCGGGATCGGACGTCGGAATCACGATGACGTTGGCCGTGCCCTGTGCGTCAAGGTTGCCGCCAACCGTCACATTGGTTCCGACAGTGGTGTTGACGGTGATCGCACCGGTGGTTGCGTTTTTGGTGACTGTTTGGAAACCGTTTTCGGAACGAACGGGACCGGTAAACGTCGTGTTAGCCATTTGGATCTCCTGTCGTGGCTAGTGTCAGCGGAATGCTGTCAGGGATGTGTTCAGCCTACAGGAGTTCCACGCAAAAAGAAAGGGCGGCCGAAGCCGCCCTTTCCGTGCCGTGAGTGGTTTACGCAGCGCCCGGCGAACCGAACACGCAACGCGGGTCGGAGAAGCCGAAGCTGTAGCGTTCACGCGCCTTGAAGCGCATGTTGCCGGTGTCGAAGTCCCCTTCCATGCCGGTCGAAAGAGCAACGCGTTCGAAGTGGATGAAACCACGAGGCGCGTCGGTCTTGATGAAGAAGGCGTCGGGGTCGGTCAGGAAGTCGTTGACCGCGTAGCCTTCGGGCAGCATGCCCATCGACCGGATGGCGTTGACGTCGTTGTCTGCGGTGCCAACGCGGAGGTTGGAAACCATCAGACGCTCGGCTACGAACTGCAGCTGGCGCGGGATGATCAGCTTCATGCCGCGCAGCGCCACCTTGAGACCACGCTCGTCAACGAAACCTGCGATGGAGATCAGCGCATCTTCCAGCGATGTCTCGTTCAGGTCTGCTGCGGTCGAAGGCTCGTTGGCCAAGGTGCTGCCGTTCGTGAGCGGGTGGTCGGTGGCACACAGAGCCTTGCCATCGCCGCCTGCCGAAGCACCGCCGGTGAAGGCGTTGTTCAGGACTGCAGCAGCTTTGACCTGCTTGGTGTGGGCCATCGAACGAGCCAGCGCACGGGTGTAACGCGAACCGAGGCGGTCGTAGAGGTTGTCCTCCACAGCTTCTTCGGTCAGCGAGAATGCCAGTGCAACAGTCTCGTGGTTGTAGCGCGCGGTGTACGCCTCGTTCGCTTCGTCGAAGGTGATGGCCGAACCTTCGGACTTGGTCGGCGCAGCGCCGAAGCCCGAAAGCATGACCTCTTCTTCGAATGCACGATCCGAGGATTCGGTGGTGTAGATTTCCGCGTGCTGGTTTTCGTACCGGCTGTATTCCATCCCAAAGAGGGCGTTCAGACCGGGTTCCAGCTCTTTCGCAAGCTGTGCGCGAGAGATAGCCATTGGTCAGCCTCCTTTAGACGCCAGTGGTCGAAACAGTGCCACCAGCAATCGCGCCGTTCGGCGAATTGAAGTGGTTGTTCAGACGCACGATGATGCCAATACCAGCAGCGGTGAAGTCTGCGTTCTCCGGGTCATCCTTGATGCCCATGATACGCATGTTCAAAGTGTTGGTGGTGGCGATGGTGTTCAGGTCGAGAGTTGCCGACGAAATGCCGGAAACGGTCGAACCCGAAGTTGCAGTCGCGAAGTTTGCGTTCGAGAACACAGCTGCGCGAACCTCGGCCTCGGTGTCGAAACCAGCAACCACGTTCGAGGTCGAGACCACGAACAGCTGGGCAGGGTCGTCATACACGAACGCCTTGACCGGATGGTTCGAGTCTGCACCCGATCCCGGCCAGTAGTTCGAGAAGACCTTTTCACCGGTGACCGACGAAACGTATTCACAACCCCAGAACACGCCCAACAGGCCAACTGTTCCACCCGCGGCAGCGCCGACGATGTCGATGACACCTGCGGCAAGCGGGATGACAGGAGAACCCTGATAGATCGCGTTCGTATTGGTCGAAGCAATACGATACTCGGTCGCGCCGGTGCTGTTGGCATTCTGACCCATCTTCGCGATGGGACGAAGGCCGAATGCGCCATTGATATTGGCCATTTTTCAGCTCCTTAAAGCATTATTCGGAGGAACGATCCCCTCCGAAAGAGACACGACTTTGCCGTTCACGATGGATCGGCATCGAAGGATGTTGTTCCTTCATCAGGTCCTGATCAACAGCGGTCATCTGTTCGCGGGTCCGGTTCCCGTAATACGCGGATCTTTCAGCTGCTGTTTCTGCAGGCATGCGACACAGAATCAAACCACCTTGGCCGATGACGCCCGCGTACTTACCGTCTTCGACGGTCGGAGCCGCGAAATCGGGGTATTCTTCCCCACGGACCGGTTCCCAGCCCTCACGCAGCTTTGCGTACACGTTCATCTTGTCCTCCTCGCCGCGCATTGCAACGCGGACCCAGCGGTGGACATAACCCTCCGGGGGAGGGGGAGCGGCAAGGTGACTTGGTGGTGTCCAAGGCTTGCGGCGCGCTTCTGTTTCGCGCGTTGTGGTAGACCGGGGAGTTCTGTTATTCGTCATTGACTTAATCCTTCACAAACTTTGCATATTCCTCAAGCGGAACATTCAGGCGCTTTGCCATCGCAATCTGTGAAGGCGTGAGCTTCACGGCCTTGCGCCCCTGCTTTGGATTGCGGGATGCTGAAGACGCAGCAGGTGCGACCTGCGCCTTGCCCGAATTTTGACTGCGGAACTTATGTGGAAACTCTTTCCTCATTCTCCGGTCAACCTCAGTATAGTATTCATCGCTGCTTGGGTCAAAGCCTTCCTCTTCGACCAAGCGTCGGTGTATTCCAAACACCGCGTAGGTCATGGTCTCGTCTTGCCCAAACCATTCGTTTTTTGACGCCCAGTCCTGTGCCTTGGGATCAGGTCGAGGCTGCTGCTGCTGCGCGTGCTGCTGCTGCGCGTGCTGCTGCCTTGCAAGCTGTATTTGCTGCTGTGCATAGGTCTGTCGGCTGGTTTCTACCTTGGCCCGAGCCGCGTCATATCGCTGCTTGTCCGCAGTAGCGGTTGCCAAGATTTCTTGGGCCGCAATCATGGCGTCCGTGTCGCCTGCCTCATAGGCCTCTTTGTACTGACGCTTCGCTGCTGCGATCTGCGTCTCTACACGCTGGCCGTACTCCGTCAGGTAACCGGAGTCCAGCTGCTGCATGCGCTGTTTCAGCTGCTGGTTTTCCTGATACACCTGCTGTGCAAACCGAGCGGCTTCTTCACGCTGCCGCTCTTCTTCACGGTACTTTTTCGTCAGATTCGAGATGCGCTTTTGAACAGAAGCACTGTATTGTTCAAGTTCATCCGGTTCTGCCTTCTGGACTCTTTCTTCAGCGCCAGAGGACTCCACCTCGACTTCTGTTTCCGGGGCATCAACTTCGATTTCGACGCCTTCGTCGGTCTCTGTATTCATTGTCTTTTCCTCACACGCTGACGATGTCGTCTGGGTTCAGCAGTGTCGCCAGAACCTCATCGTCGTTGATCATGCGGATTTCCCCGCCATCGATCTTGAATCGCGAACCGGCGTATCTGCCGATGCACACCCAATCGCCTTCCTTGCACCACGGCTCGCTGTCCGGGCCAAACTTGCCCGGGTCTTTGTAGGCCAGCGGACCTACCTTGAGCACGTAGCAGACCACGGTGGCCAGCGCCTCGCGGTCTCGGACCTCGTCCGGGATATGCAGGCCTCCGGCGGTCTTGCCGCGACCCTTGTACGGCATAACCAACACCCGCCAGCCTGTGGGCTGCGGAAGACGTTCGGTCAGCGGCTTTTCAAGCAGTGAGGGGTCGAGAACTCGGTCCTCGGGTTTGACATACGCGGATGGTTTTTCCGCCTCTGTCGTGGAGCTCGCTTTGTCCGCGGCCACGCGTTTAGCGACGTGCTCCGGAAGATATAGGCTCGTCATCGCCCGTAGTTGCCTCCAGCAGGGTCTTCAGTTCTGCGCGACAGTGAGCGACGCCCCGTATCTCGCCCACCAAGCGTTGGTAATCAGGCCAGTCCTTGACCGACCCCGCAGCAAGCGTGTCGGTCAGATCTTGTTCCCTGTCACTCAAGTACTTGTACAACTTCGACGCAAAATCCACAACATCCATTAAAACGCCTCACGCGCCATGTTCATGACGTCAGCCTTCATGGGTCCGCCCGCTTCCCATTTGTCGCAGGTCATGTTCGCAGAACAGACGAATTTGAGCTTCTGGCAGTATCCGGTGTCCCCGGACTCGTCGCCCACACACTCCATCATGTCTTCGGTCAGGTTGTAGTACGAACAATTCCCGCACACTTCGGTCTCGACAAAACCACCGTCATCCGCAGGATCGCGGTAGTCGTAGTCTTCCATCGCGCGTTCTAGGTTCTCCTCGTTGACCTCGGGATTCCGCGTGGCAAGAGGGCAGCTGCGGCCCTCTTCGTCTTCTTCCATTTTATCTACCGGGGTCATGTCCCCGAACTGTATCATCAGAACAGGCATTAGCTCGGTCCTCCGGTATTGCGCATCTGCGCCATCCTCATGGTAGCCTCAATCCGCTCCCGGTTGACGCGGTTACGGTCTTCAGCAATCTCTTCCTGCAGTTCGATCCGCGCAGCTTCGCCCGCAGCCTTCTGCTCCAACTGCTTGCGTTGCAGCTCCAGCTTTGCCTGATCCACCTGTGCGTCGGACAAAACTTCCTGCTGCTTGATGTCCAACTCCCGCTGGCGAATCTCAACCAGCGGGTCAGACGCCGGAGCGTCACCTTCCAGCATGTCCGGAAGATACTGCTCAAGCAGTTGGTGCTGGACCACAGCGGCATACGCTGCCACCTGCTGCGGATCATTCAATGCCTGCTGGATCTGCGTGATCTGCTGCATCACTTGCTGCGGGTCAACTGCACCCGTTTGTGCGGCCATCTGAGCTTGCTGTATCATTTCCTGCGACTCAAGCATCACTTTCTGCCGGGCCAGCATTGCGATGTGTTCCATGCAGTGTGCGTAGAACAAGGCCTTTTGCTGCGGGCTTTGCTGTACCAGCGGTATTCGCAGCCCCATAATGTGGGTAGTCAGATGCGCCTCGTGGTTCTGTGTGTCAAAGGCCTGCGCTGTACGGCCCAAGATCATTGCACCGTTTTCTGTAGACGCATCCATTGGCTGTGGCTGGGGCGGCGGAGGAAGGAGCTCTTCGATGTTCTGGATTTCCAGCGCCTGATACATACGCATATACGCAGCCCGCATGTCGTGCATCTGCGGGGCCGCCTGCGCCATCTGCAACTGCTGTTGCGCAAGAGCAACACGTTGCGCCATCGAAAAGATGTTTGGATCGGAAACCGGGATCACGTCTACCCGACCGTCGAAGTCCTGCGCCTTGATCG